CCAGGGTGCCGCCGACACCGTCAGCGCCGGCTGCGCCCGCGGGGCCTGCGGGGCCGGTCGCGCCGGTAGGGCCTGCGGGGCCTGTGGCGCCTGGCGCCCCGGCCGCTCCTGTCGCGCCCGCCGCTCCTGTCGCGCCTGTCGGCCCGGCGGGGCCGGTCGGCCCGGCGGGCCCGGTCGGGCCGGCAGGGCCGGTCGCGCCCGGGGCGCCGTCTGCGCCGGCGGGCCCGGTCGGGCCGGGCGGCCCTTCCGGCCCGACGGTGCCGCCGCCGCCGCCGCCGGCCGAGACGACGGTGATCACACCTTCGCCTTCGTCGGTGACGGTGAGCCCGCTGCCGAACCGGATCTTCGAGAACCTGCCGTCGCTCATGGCGTCAGCTCGAGGGTCGCGGCCAGGCTGCCGGCCGCGTGCAGCGGCACAGACGTGAACGTCATCCGGAACGTGAGCTCCGCGCCGGCGGGGTCGACGTCGAAGACGTAGGTACCGGCCGTGAGGTAGCTGAGCGACGCGCCGCCCGGTGTGAACGGCGCCGGGTTGCCTGCGAAAGCGTTCAGCGACAGTGCGCCCCCGCCGTCGAGCGTGGCGATCGTCAGTGTTGCGTGCAGCACCGGCGGCGGGTGGCAGTAGACCCGGGGCAGGTTCGACGAGTTGCCCTCGTCGACCGTCACGTAGGGCGAGTCGCTGGTGACGGTGAACCCGAACGTCGGGCCGACACCGCTGCTCGGCGACGGTGTCGCCGTGATGTCCATCGCGAACACGGGTGGCGGTGTCGGGTCGCCTTCCCACGCGATGCGCACGACGTCGGCGCCGCCGTGCTCATGGTCGCGGCTGTGGATGACAGGCTTCGGTGTTCTCACGCGGTCGGGAACGGGTTGGTGTCGAAGTACGCGGCGGGGGACAGGTCGAGCGTGACGGTGACATCGTCATGGTCGGGGTTCAGAGGCTTGCTGGTTTCGTGGACGCCTTCGACGTAGAACGGCTCGGCGTCGAAGCCGCCGCCGCCGGGTGAGGTGACGGTGAGGTCGATCCGGTCGGAGATGTCGACCCTGGTCAGCAGCTGCCATGTGATCGAGGCGCCCGGGGCGCCGGGCCGGATCGACCGGAACCCGACCTGGTCGGCCCGGTTCCTCGGCTGCGCGTAGTTGTCGACGTAGTACTGCGCGAACCGTCGGGTCTCCTCGAGCGCGGTCGAGCTGTCGAGCAGCCCTTCCTTGGTGAGCAGGTTCGGTGCTGACCATGACCGTGAGCCGTACCGGCTGATCGATGTGAAGTCCTGCACGAGCTGCCCGGGCGTGTCCTCGTCGGCGATGTTCAGCGGTGTCGCGAGCGCGGAGTTGATGATCTTCGATACGCCCTGGTTGAACCCGAAGCGGCGCAGCTGCGCGACAGCGCCGAGGTCGGCGTGCACGGCGGCGCCGTCGCCGGCGTGCCAGTGATGCCAGTCCCACGCGCCCGGCGACGCGCCCGCGGCGACACCGGCCGGGTCGAACTTCGCGAGGCGGCCGTGGAACACGAGCCGGCCGAGCCGGTCGGTGTAGACGTTCGAGACGCCGGGGAACTCGGCGTCGGCGGCCTCCTGGATCGCCACGAGCGGCGTCTCGGCGGCGCTGTAGACGGTCTGGCGGACACGGACGTTGCCGCTGAACACGACGGCGAACCCGGCGGGGACACCGGCGTCGGCGAGGATCGCCTGGATCCGCTCCTGCACGGTCTGCTCGCCGTAGACGATCTGGCCGGCGCTTTCGGGTGGCGGCAGCAGCCCGTAGTGGCCGCCCGGGATGTCGAAGTCGGCGCCGGGGATCATCTCGGCCGCCCCCAGGATCTCGAAGACGTCGGTGAGCTCGAGCTGCAGCCGGTTGACTTTCTGCGACGGGTCGAAGCTGTAGTTCCAGTCGGTGATCCAGCCGCGGAACCGTTGCTGCCACTCGTCGGCGACCGGGTTCCTGGCGCAGATCACGGCTTGCCGCAGCGGCTCGATCAGGCCGTAGTACGGGCCGGCCGGGTTGGTGGGGTCGAGGGTGCCGTCGGTGTCGTTGATCTGCACGGTCGCGCGGGCGGCGTCGGTGCGGTCGAGCTCGTACTGGCGGCCCCGGTCGACCGTCGACGAGACAAGCCTGGAGGGGACGTCGTCGATGCGTGTCCAGGCGGCGTCCCAGTCGAGCGCCGCGTTGTCGAACGCGACCGAGAACCTGCCGGTGGGTGCGGCCACCGGTCAGCCCCGCCGGGTCGACGGCTGCCCGCGGCTCATCTTCTGCAGCTGCTCCTGCAGCTGCCTCGGGTTCTGGACGCCGTTGATGTTCAGGTCGCCGTTCACGGTGACGAGCGTGCCGGCGGCGGAGTGGACGCCGGCGAGCGTGTCGATGTCGTAGCGGGCCACACCCGGGTTGCGGGCGGCCAACACGCCGGCGGCCTGCGCGCCGGTCATGCCGCCCTGCTCGAGTTGGTAGGCCTGGCTGCGGATCGCGGTCGCCTGGTCCTGTGTCAGGTTCGCCTTGCCGGCGAACTGCGCCATCGGGTCGTGGACGAGCCCGATCTTCGCGGCGGCGTCGTAGGCGGTGGCGCCGAGACCCTGCATCGCCTTGTCCCAGCCGGGGATCTTCCGGATCATGTTCGACAGCTCCCAGGCGGCGAGCGCGACGGCGCCGGCGAGGCCGACCTTGCCCATCGCGCCCGACATGCTTTTCGCGGAGCCGGCCGCCGTGTCGGTTTTGCCGGACAGCAGCCCGAACTTGCCGGCGAGGTCGGCGACGTTGCCGGCGATCTTCGCGACCTTGAACGTCGCGTAGGCGGCGACGAGCAACTCGACCGCGTGCTTATTCCCACCGACAGCCTTCGACAGCAGGCCGAACGTGGTCGTGAGCACCTTCAGTGTCCCGGTGACCGCTTTCACGACGCCGTCGACGGTGTCGAGCATCGTCTTCTGGTTCTTCGACGACTCCAGCCACTTCGTCATGTGGTCGACGAGGTTGATGATCTTCGGGGCCAGCTTCTCCGCGATCGTGCCGCCCAGGTTCAGCAGCGTCTCCCGCAGGATGTTCAGCTTCCCCGGCAGCGTCTTCCCGGCCGCCGCCGCGGACCCGCCGAACTCCTTCCGCAGCTCCGCCAGGATGATCTTCTGCGCGCCCATCGTGTCGCCCGACTTCACGAGCGACGCGATCATCGCCTTCTGGTCGGCGGTGAACGACACGCCCACCCGGGACAGCGCCGAGATGCCTTTCACCGGGTCGTTCAGCGCCTTGCCGAGCTGGACGGCGGAGCTCTTCATGTCCTGGCCGAGCGCCACGCTCATGTCGAGCATCGTGGTGGTCGCCTGGCTGAACACGTCGTTGCCTTTGCCGGCCTCGTTCCTCACGTTCGTGAAGGTGAGCAGCAGGTTCTCACCCGACTTGATCGCCTCGTCGTCGACGCCGCTCTTCTTCATCAGCGCACCGGAGAGGTCGTCGACCTGTTTCGCGGACACGCCCGCCGCCTTCCCGGTGCTCTTCAGCACGGCGGCGGTCTGCGCCGACACCTTCTGCGAGTCGGCCATCTCACCGAACGCGGCTTTCGCGGCGCCGCCGAGCGCGACGAGGCCGCCGCCGACGCCGAGCATCCCGATCGACTTGCCGAGCCCACCGAAGATGCCCTTCGTCTTCTTGCCGGTCTGCTCGACACCCTTGCCGAACTTGTTCGCGTCCTTCGCCGACTTCTGGAACGCCTTCTCGAGCGACCGGCTGTCGCCGAGGATCTCGACGGTGATCTGGCGGCTCACGGCTGCCGCCGGTGCAGCGCGTCGAAGAGGTCGGCGCAGTGCAGCATCTGGGCGGGGGTCAGCTCGCCGACCTCAGCCGGGGCGACTCCGAAGTATCCGAGGCGGGGCTCCCAGTAGGACTCAGGGGGCCGTCCCGGGTCTCCGAACTCGTCGGTGAACCGTCGCCAGAAGAGCTGCCGCTCGAGGTCGAGCTTAGGACTGGGGGGCCCGCAGCAGCGTCCTCCTCCTCGCCGGGGGTGATCTGAACGGCGACGTCGCCGTAGCCGGCGTCGTTCAGCTTCTCGAACACCGCCGGCGCGTCGGCCGGGCCGATGCGGCCGGCGCGGCGCAGCGCGATCACCGCGACGGCGCACCAGAACTCGGCGTCGCCGCCTACCAGTGCGTCACCGATCGTGGCCGGCAGAACCCCTGCGAACCGTTTGATCCAGCCGAACTCCCGGTTCGTGAGCTCCGCCTCGGCCAGGTCGATGTCGTAGCGGCCGTCGTAGGGCTGCACGTTCGTGAGCGTGATCCCGATCCTCATCGCTCGAGCCGGTCGCAGACGGTGTCGATCGCCTTCTCGAACTCCTTCTCGACCCGCCCCTCGTTGTGCTGCATCGACGGGAGCAGCGCCCGCCGCATCTGCAGCGCACCGAACTCCGGGTGCTGCCGGGTCGTCTTGCGGATCGACTGCTCGACGACCGCGACGCCACGCTGCCGCACCCGGGTGCGGAACCCGGCCGCGGACCGGGCGGAGACCGGGGCGAGCATGGCGGCGGCGTCGACACGGACGATGTCACCGACCGGCCGGAACGTGTCACGGACGGCCCGCTTGGTGTCCTTGTCGGCTTTCGCGCAGGCACGCATGAAGTCCTGGTAGCCCTCGACGCGGAGGGTGCCGCCGGTCGCCGCCATGCGCTTACGGGAGCGGCGTGTCGAAGAACTGCAGGCCGTCCTCGTCGGCCGCGTTGAACGTGACCGTGAACGTGTCCGCGTCGCCGCGGGTGCCGCCGGGCCCGTACGTGTACAGCTGCACGTTGCCGCGGAGCTCCGGGTTCGTCGCGGACGCCGGGGCGACCTGGTCGGGCCGCCACTTAAACGGCACGACCGAGCGGTCCTGATGGATCGGGTAGAGCGTCGAGTGGACTTCGCCGGTGCCGTAGGCGCCGTAGAACTCGACGGCGATCGACTGGTCGGTCGGCCCGGCCAGGTACTCGTTCGCGCCGGTCGCGGAGAACCCGGACACGTCGACGCGGGCGTGCTCGGACGTCAGCCGGACGTCACGGGCGAAGTTGGAGAGGTCGACGCTGTCGACCTCGACGAAGTCAGTGAGCGCGATCCGCTTAGGCATCGGCCTGCTCCTCCTCATGTGGTTTGACGTCTCCGCGCCGGACGACGCGGATCGAGCCGCGCGCCTTCGCGCGCGCCTCCTGGGCCGGGTCGAGGTCAGCCTCGAACTCCTCACCGGGCTGATGCCCGGCGAACGCGACCGGCCCGGTGACCTTGTAGACGGTCATGTGAACACCCTCACCCTCCACTCGCACCCGACGAGCCGGCCGCCGCCGCCGGCGTCCTCCATGTACTCGGTGAACCCGGACACGCCCTCGGCGACGACCGCGACGGCCTGCGCGGCGCCGCCCAGTGTCTGGTCGGCCTCGAGGTGAGCCTGCACCGACTCGGGCCCGTGCGGGTCGAGCATCCGGTACAGCCCCTGCTGCCCGGCCACACTGTCAGCGAACGTGGTCCGTGCCCGCACGGTGAAATACACGGTCGCGTCGTCACGGCCGAGGCTGTCCTGGAACGGCGTCGCCGGGTAGATGTCCAGCGCCGGCGGCGTCGGGTTGCCGTTCAGATACGCGGTGATCTG